AAAGCAAACACTGGCCCGACACCGAGTAGAGCTGCAACGTTTGCACCAAAAAGAAAAAAAGCAGCTATGGGTGGAATAATAGATATGACAAGGATGAGTTATGATATCTAGAGCACAAATGCCAAGAGAATTATATAACAAGGGCACTATGCCTCCGAGAAATAAAAAAAACTTTAGACCTACAAAGTCTGGAGCAGGGATGACACGAGCCGGTGTCAAAGCCTACAGAAGATTAAATCCCGGTTCTAAATTAAAAACAGCCGTGACAGGAAAAGTGAAGCCTGGATCAAAAGCTGCAAAACGTAGAAAATCGTACTGCGCACGTTCACTAGGTCAGCTCAAAAGAGCATCAGCTAAAACACGTAATGATCCTAACTCACGTATCCGTCAAGCAAGAAGAAGATGGAAGTGTTAATATGAAAAAACTACATAAAGTAGCTAAAGCTTTAAGTAAAGCATCTAAGCTACATAAAAAACAGTCGAATACTATTAAGAAACATATTAAGGAGATGAAACGTGGCGGATCCAAAAACAGGAACAGGTAAAAAACCAAAAGGTTCAGGCAGGAGGCTTTACACGGATGAGAATCCTAAAGATACTGTTGGTATTAAGTTTGCGACTCCTACTGACGCTCGTAAGACTGTTGCAAAAGTTAAAAAAATATCTAAACCATTTGCAAGAAAAATACAAATCCTAACTGTCGGTGAACAGCGTGCCAAAGTTATGGGTAAATCAAAAGTCGCTGCTATATTTAAAAAAGGGAAAGAATCTATAAGAAAGGGTAGAAAAAATGGATGAACTCACAATAATAACAAAACTTCAAAAACAATTAAAAGAAGCCTATCAACAGATTGGTGATGCAATGATTGCTGGGACTGTTGACAATATGGAGAAATACAAATATATGATGGGACAGGCACATGCCTATTATAAAATATCTCAGGATATCTCTAACCTGCTAAACAAGAAGGAGCAAAAAGATGCAAAAGGAACAGTCATCAAACTCAACACCAAAGATTAAATCTGCGTTGTTGGATAAATACGAAAAACAAAACGAAGAAGCACATCAAAAAGAAGTTGATGGCTATGAGCGTTTAAAGAAAAAAGAATCAGATAAATTACCACAACCAACTGGATGGAGGATGTTAGTTCTTCCATTTAAAATGCCTGAAAAAACTAAAGGCGGTTTATATTTAGGACAAGAAACTTTAGAAAGACAACAAGTAGCTTCTACTTGTGGTCTTGTTCTTGCTATGGGTCCACATTGTTATGACAAGGAAAAATTTCCTGAGGGACCTTGGTGCAAAAAAGGAGATTGGGTTATCTTTGCAAGATATGCAGGTAGCCGAATACAAATCGATGGCGGGGAAGTTAGATTGCTAAACGACGATGAAGTATTAGCAACCATCGAAAAACCCGAAGACATACTTCATCAATATTAACATAGGAAGGAGAAAACTATGCCAGACACTGAAGAAGTGAAAAAAACAGTTGATCTTGATACATCAGGTCCTGCTATGGATGTAGACATTCAAGAAAAAGCAGATGAAGCTGAAATAGTAGAAAAAGAAACTGTTGAAGAAGAACCGAACGTAAGACCGGTGGTTGATGAAAAACAACCAGAAGATAAGACTTACGAAAATGAAAGAGAAACTAAATTAGATCAGAAAGAAGATACAGAATTGAAAGAGTACTCCGAAGGTGTACAGAAAAGAATTGCAAAGTTAACTAAAAAATGGAGAGAAGCAGAGCGTCAAAAAGATGAAGCTCTTTCTTATGCACAAAGAATTTTAAGAGATAAAAAAAATTCTGATGCAGAACTTTCCAAATTAAAGCCAGACTTTGTAGCTGTAACTGAGGATAGTATAAAAACAGGTATGGAAGCAGCAAAAGCAAAACTAGCTGCAGCTCGAGAAGCTAACGATCTTGGAGCTGAAGCAGAGGCTTTAGCATCTATATCTGATTATGGATATAAAAAAGCTAAATTGGCTGAAACTAAATTAGCCCAAGAAGCTTTTGAAAAACAACAAACGGATAAAAAACCGGAAGTTAATTTAACTAGACAAACAGCCGCTAGAGGTACACCTGATCCAAAAGCTGAAGCATGGAGTGAGAAAAACACATGGTTTGGTAAGGATACAGCTATGACTTATACAGCGTTTGACTTACACAAAACGTTAACTGAGACAGAAGGTTATGATCCATCAAGTGACGAATATTATGCTGAGATTGACAAGAGAATAAGACTTGAATTCCCGCATAAATTTGCTAATAATAGCGATACGGCTAAAGAAACGACCAAGCCAGTACAGACAGTAGCTTCAGCGAAGCGAAGTACAAGATCTGGTCGCAAAACAGTGAGACTCACACCGTCTCAAGTTACAATCGCTAAAAAATTAGGTGTGCCACTTGAAGAATATGCGAAACAATTAAACATCACGAAGGAGGCATAAGCATATGAGCGAAGATAATAAAAGAGCATCCCGTGCGAGTCAGACTAGAGAAAAAGAATCTCAGAAGAAAAAAGTTTGGACTCCCCCGTCATCATTAGATGCACCCCCTGCGCCAACAGGTTTTAGACACAGATGGTTAAGAGCTGAATCTTTAGGATTCCAAGATACTAAAAATATTCAAGGAAGACTAAGATCTGGATACGAGTTAGTTAGATCTGACGAATATCCTGATGCAGATTATCCAGTTGTAGAAGATGGCAAGTACAAGGGAGTGATCGGTGTAGGCGGCCTAGTGCTGGCTAGGGTACCGGAAGAGATTGCGCAACAACGAACTGATTACTATACTAAACAGCATAGTGATAAAGTTGAAGCAATGGATAACGATCTTATGAAGGAACAGCACCCAAGCATGCCAATCGATATCGATAGGCAATCGCGTGTGACTTTTGGTGGCTCAAAGAAATCCTAATTAAGAATTCTTAAACCACTAGAGGATAAACTAAAATGTTCATAAGGAGGACATAAATATGGCAAACCAAGACGCAGCGTTCGGTCTAAGACCGATCGGAAAAGTCGGTCAAAATGATGCCAATCAAGGTTTATCCGAGTACAGTGTATCTGCTAGTTCAGCAGCTATATATTTCCAAGACCCTGTGAGAGCAGCGTCTCAAGGAACTATAAGAGTTGCAGCAGCTGGTGAAACATTGATCGGTTCTTTGAACGGAATATTTTTTACCGACGCAAACACAAGTAAGCCTACGTTTGCAAACAATCTGAAAGCTTCTAACACAGCTACAGATATTGTTGCTTTCGTAGCAGATGACCCGTATGAAAGATTCGAGATTCAATCGGACAACACACTTGCTTCAGCGCAAACTGATGTGTTCATGAATTACGACATCTTGTACACAGCAGGTGATTCAGCTAACTACGTTTCAAAAGTAGAATTAGATGACTCAACTGTAAGTACAACTTCAGGTCAGCTAAAAGTAATGGGAGTATCGAATAACATTGATAACAACGATTTAACAGCTTCAAACGTTAACTTCGTAGTTACAATTAACGAGCACTTCTACAAAGCGGCAGTAGCCGGAATCTAATAAGGAGATAACAACATGGCAATATCACGAGGACAATTAGTCAAGGAACTCGAGCCGGGTTTGAATGCCTTATTCGGTTTAGAGTATAAACGTTATGAGAATCAGCATGCTGAGATATATGTAACAGAAACTTCAGACAGAGCGTTTGAAGAGGAAGTTATGTTATCAGGTTTTGCAAATGCAGCAGTTAAACCAGAAGGATCTGCAGTAACTTTTGACACAGCTCAAGAGACTTACACAGCTAGATACACTATGGAAACAGTTGCGCTTGCATTCGCGATCACTGAAGAAGCGATCGAGGATAACTTGTATGACAGACTTGCTTCTAGATATACAAAAGCACTTGCTAGATCTATGGCGAACACAAAACAAGTTAAAGCAGTTGATCCATTGATCAATGGTTTCTCTGGAGGTAGCTTTACTTCTGGAGATGGTAGTAACTTATTCGTTACAAACCACCCAACGATCGCTGGAACAGTGTCTAACACTTTATCAACTCAAGCAGACTTAAACGAAACTTCATTAGAAGACTCGCTAATTCAAATTGCAGCGATGACTGATGAGAGAGGTTTAAAAATTGCAGCAAGAGGAGTGAAAATGATCGTTCCTTCTGAGCTACAATTTACTGCAGAGAGATTGATGAAGTCTCAAGGTAGAACTTCAACAGCTGACAACGATATCAACGCAATCGTTTCTATGGGAATGGTTCCTCAAGGTTACAGAGTGAACAATTTCTTAACTGACACTGATGCGTTCTTCTTAATTACTGACGTACCAAATGGTATGAAGTATTTCGAAAGATCGCCTATCAGAACAGCAATGGAAGGTGATTTCGATACTGGTAACGTAAGATACAAAGCTAGAGAAAGATACAGATTTGGTGTATCTGACTACAGAGGTATCTTCGGAGTATCTGGAGCGTAATCGTAGAAAATTTGAGGCGGGACATAGTTCCGCCTCATTTCAAAGATAGAAAGAAAATATGCAATTAAAAACCTTCAGAGTACAAATATTCGCCTATCAAAAACACGCAGATTTTACTATTACGTGTTTAGATGGTCCCCTGAATATCGAAAATGCTATAGTTGACAAACTAGGACAAAATGATATAAAGTGGGGAGACCTGGGAGAAATGCATGATCCCAGAGTAAACCGAATAACCTATGAGGAGGTTATAGATGGAGCAAATGCAAACACATCTGAACGATCTTTACACGAAGAAGAAGGGTCTGGATCTAGAATGGGAGCAGGAGCATCTTAAAGAGGGTAGATATACTCTCAATATGGTTAAGATTGACAGAAAAGTCAGAGAAGTAATTAGCCATATAAAATTAGCAGAAGCTAAAAAAGAGCATCTAGCTAATAAGATTGAAGAAGCTGCACCCCAAGTTTCTGTAGCTACTTAATAAAAAGCTACATCGTTGAATAAATCGCATTCACACTACAGGCTCTCTTGCACTCTACTAGAATCTAGTATATAAATTAATCACTATACAAATAAGTTCATGTAGACGAGTATAGTCGACGGCCTAAAGACTGCATGAACGTAATTAGGAGGATAATACTATGGCAAATACTACATTTGATGGACCAGTACGATCACGTTCTGGATTCCAATCAATAGGACCAGGATCAACTGTTGCGTTAACTGCAGCTACTGATTTAACTGTAGCAGATCACGCAGGCAGAATTCTTACTATGGATCCAGCTGGAACGCCTACAGCGATTACTTTACCGTCAATCGTTGGTGGAACTGATTCAGCATCTGCAGGACCAGGAAGAGATCCAAACAACCCAAGCACAATCGGTACAACTTTTGAAATTCTTTTCATTGATGAATTCACTGGAACTATTTCAACTGATGGAACTGATAAGTTTGTAGGTTCTGTAATGATTGGTGTTGATGACGGCGCGAAAAAAGCTTTCGTACCTGCAGCATCAAACGATGTTGTAAACTTAAACGGAGAAGCTGGAGCTGGTAATGCTACTACAGGTGGTTTAATCGGATCTAGAATTAAGTTTACTGCAACTGCAGAAAATACTTACATGGTTGAAGGTTTGTTAATTGGTGATGGCACAATTGCTACACCTTTTGGTAACTAATAAATAATTATGTGTGGGCCTTCGGGCCCACATAAAATTTTAAGGAGATAATATAATGGCGACATTTGGATCGGCACAAGATGGAGTGGCTACTAACGTAACTACTGAAACTAAAACTGTTCAGTCTGGAAGAACTAGAGTATATGGGGTTCATGTATCTGGTCCGGCAGCAGCAGGTGTTTTAGAGTTCAAAGATGGTGGATCAAGTGGAACATCAAAAGTTAAAATAAATAAAGGCGCACACATTCACGACTTTACTGTGAATTTTCCTGTACCAATTTTATTTAAAACTGATGTTTACTCTGCTTTTACTACAGAACAGATTACGGCTATTACTGTCTTTCACAGTGGTGGAAGCAACTAGGAGGTTTAAGTGGCTTTCTCAGGCACAACTACATTCGAGAAAACTTTCTCGATCGATGATATTATAACTGAGGCTTTTGAAAGATTAGGCTTCTTTGATTACTCTGGTAATGATTTAAAAACAGCAAGACGTTCTTTAAACATAATGTTTCAAGAATGGCAAAACAGAGGTACGCACTTTTGGGAAATTGCTGAAAATACTTTTACATTAGTTTCAGGTCAAAACGAATATACAATATTTAGATCTACATCTGATGGAACATCAAGTCCTACAGCCGTTTATGGTGCTTCAGATATTCTTGAAGCCAGTTACCGAACGACTGATAATGTGGACACACCTCTTTCAAAAATAAACAGATCTCAATATTCTGCATTTTCAAATAAACTTGCAACAGGTCAACCATCACAATATTGGGTCCAAAGATTTATAGATAAAGTTACAATGACTTTGTACTTAACACCTGGTGATTCACAAGCAGGAAACTTTGTGCATTTTTATTATTTAAAAAGAATTCAAGATGCTGGAGACTATACTAACGAAGCAGATGTAGTTAACAGATTTGTACCATGTATGTGTGCAGGTTTAGCTTATTATCTGTCTATGAAAAAAGCTCCACAAAGAACACAAGAATGTAAATTAATTTATGAGGATGAATTAAACAGAGCGCTACAAGAAGATGGTTCACCAGCGAGTGTTTATATTTCTCCTAAAACTTATTATCCGGAGATATAATGGCAAAGTTTGCAAAAGGTAAATACGCATTAGCAATTTCAGATAGGAGTGGTCAAGCATTTCCGTGGAGACAAATGGTTACTGAATGGAATGGTGCATTTGTACATACTTCAGAATATGAACCTAAACAACCACAATTAGAACCAAAACCTTTTGTGGCTGATCCACAGGGATTAGAACAAGCAAGACCTCAAAACTTTCCATCAAATCAAATTGGTGGTGGTAATATGGTGGCTAGTTTAGTTTTACCAGGAGATTTTGCATTTCAAACTGTTAGTAATGGTAGCATGGTTCCTGATGATCCGGGAGTGATTAATGGTAGAAGACAAGCAGTAGCAAGATTAGGGAGTGTAACAATTAGTATATCATGACGTACGCTGAATTAGTTCAAAAGATTAGAGATTATACAGAAGTGTCAAGCACAGTTTTAACTGATGCTATTGTAAACGATTTTATAGAGGATGCTGAGTTTAGAATTTTAAGAGATGTAGACTCAGATAATAACAGAAGATATGCAACAGCTTTATTAGCAAGTGGAACTAGATTTATTCAAACGCCAGATAATACTTTGGTAATTAGATCAGCTCAAATTGTAGATTCTGATGGAGTAGGTCAAGCTAATAATAGAGACTTTTTACAATGGAGAGACACGAGTTTCATGTCAGAATTTAACCCTGCTGAATCTACTGGGGTTCCAAAATACTATAGCTGGTGGGACAAAAACCACATTGTATTTGCTCCCACACCAAATGCTAATTACACAATTCAGCTAAATTATATCTTGAAAGATGCTGGATTATCTAGTACAAATCCTACTACATACATAAGTTTGAATTTTCCCAACGGACTTTTGTATGCATGCCTAGTAGAAGCTTATGGCTTCCTAAAAGGCCCACAAGACCTCTTGCAATTATATGAACAAAAGTATAAACAGGTGGTTGAAGGATTTGCAATTGAGCAAATGGGAAGAAGAAGACGAGATGAATATCAATCAGGTGTTCCTCGAGTCGGAAAATAAGTTAAGGAGAAAAAACTATGGCAATAACACAAGCAATTTGTAATTCATTTAAGAAACAGCTTTTAGAAGCTGACATGAATTTCAAACAAACTGGTGGTGATAAGTTCAAGTTAGCTCTTTACTCTTCAACAGCAACTCTAAACTCTGCAACAACGTCGTTCACAACAACTGCACAAGTTGGTAACAGCGGTCAATATACTTCTGGTGGTGGACTAC